TACCTCTTTCTTCAGGGCGTTGAATTCCTTCTCGGTAAGCTTAGTAATACTCCATACGCTGCGCATCGCGTGGTCGAACTCGTTAGCGGTCTTTGCCACATCTTTCAGAACGTTCGTAAATCCGAACCCGGCGGCAATCGTCCCGGCTAATCCGGTTACCGTATGTATCAACTGGCCGAAACGTGCTTCGGCGTTATTCGCGGCTTCGTTAAACCCCTCATTGTTAATGCCAATCGTATAAAACAATCTATCTATTTCCAAGCTTCTCACCGCCTATCGAGATGCCGAAAATCTTCTCGATCTCCTGTTCTTGTTGTTTCTCGCTTAAGTCCTCAAGCCGTATAGTGCCGTTCTTTTTATCCGAATCTTTCTCGTATAGCTCTTTTGCCGCTTCGCTAAGTAATATCAGTTGCTTTGCGCTCAATCCCCAGATAATGTAGTCAATCGTCCAGCCCATTGAGCTTGCAACGGAATAGATCATTCGTGTGTACTGGAGAGGGCTCCTTCGAGGTCGAGGTTCTGTCCCACCCGAAGGAGTAGCATTAAAAAATTTGACAAATCACTCATCTCAAGAATCTTCCAAAGGAACCCCGTAAATTCTGCAAGTTCTAATCCCCACTTGACTTCTTGAGGCGTGATTGCTACATCCTTCGCGTCAAGCGGTTTGTTATTGATGATGAGCGCGATAACCTCCGTCGCCGCGTCAAACAGTGCGTCGTTCGACTGGTTCATAATCGAGGTATAAATCCCTTGTATCAGGTCCCCCACTATCTTCTGAAGGGTCACGGATTCTTTGTCGTACTTCTCCGGGTGGAAATCCAGCTCGTCGAATATGATTTTCAACCGCTGTGCTACGAGCGAGGAAACGCCTATCGATGGCGATTGAATTGCGTACTTCTTGCTGCCTATCTTAATCTCTGATGGAATGTTGCCTATTGCTTGTAATTCGCTTTTCTTGCTCTTTTTCGGTGCTGCCATAAATTATTTACCTCCCTCTTTTAACAAAAAAGCCCCGCGATGTTCTGCGGGGCGTCTCTTAGTTGTTATTCACTCGTTATGAGGATAACCATTTTAACTGCATCGGATCGCCGGAAGTAGGAGCCAGAACGGTTCCTTCAAGCGGAAGCGTCGAAGCATCGTCACGGTTGAGCGATAGTTCCGAGTTCCCCTTGAATTTACAGCGTGGAATAACAATCTCGAGCTTTTTCCCGGTACTCCCGACAGCGACAGTTACAATCTTGACCGCGCGTTCGATTCCGTCCGGCAGGTTAGGAATGGTTACAGTGTTTGCCGCGTCTCCTGTTCCAACGGTTCCCGCGAACGCGATCGCAAGGTTCGCCGCTTTAAGGTCGAGCAGGTTCAGCGTCAGGGTCTTCGGTGCTTTCTTGATACCAACGTATTCAGGGTCAGCGCTTTGGTCGGATTCTACGATGAATTCCTCTACTTCTTGTCGGATGCTTCCCCCGCCGCGTGTTTTTCCGAGGTCAGTGGTCAACGATCCGGTAGGCCACGTTGCTAAGCTGGTAAGCGATGCCGCTGCCGCAATATTTACGCTTTCAATGTTAAATGCAAAATCTGCCATTATCTCACTCCTTTGTCGTTATTTTGTATCTCATCGTTTGAAACGATTCATTTGTGTTCGCCTGGTCTGTCACAATCCCCTCGATGCTGTGAGGTTCCAGGTAAATTGGGGCGCCCGCATCGGTGTATTCCGTATCGGATAGAGCGCCCTCGACAATCCCCTTTAACGCGGTAAGCCGCGCGATGTTGGGGGTAATTCCGTTGTAGTTTGGCGTGTACATCATCACCCATAGCTGCGCGGTTTGAAGCGTATCTAAACGGTTCCCTTTGAGCAAGAGCACAAACCGTTCGCCCGTCGCTGTGTGATAATGCTTATGTGTTGCGATGCCTGTTGGTTGTAGTTTCTTGTAGATCGCTGTTAATATCTCGTCGTGCAACATATCATTCTACCGCCTTCCTTAATGCCCGGTCGAGCAGCTTTTTTATTGGAGATGCTTCTACAGAACCCGACAAAACAGTGTACCCGTAAGACTCAACGAATATCCCGTATTCCATCCCGGCAAATACCACGCAACAATAGCCCGTACTCGGAATTTCTTTCTGAAACTGGCCGCTTGCTGAAAGTGCGTCGATGTGAGCCTGTATGTGCCCGCGATCATCGTGCATCCAATCGATTGATTTACCGTCTTTGTATATTGCATACCCGATGCTATTACGGAGGTTACCGGTTTGATCCGTATATGTCCCGTTCTCGCGAGCCCAGTTCACAGCCTCTTGCCCGATACGATGCAACGTTAAAACAATCGCCTCTTCGCTCTTCTGGAGTTTCAACCGCAAGGCGTTGGCTAATTGCTTCGGCGTACGGTTCCAGCCCCTTTGGTTATTGACTGGCATTGAGCACAATCTCCTGATGCGCTTCGTAGGGCATAACCGCGACAACCGTATAAGCCACATCTAATATCGTGATCTGATCTCCAATCTCAACCACCTCATCGCCTCGATAGAACAATATACGATGATCGTATCGGTACTCTCCCGTATCAGTTATCTGTAAGTAATTACCTTTAGCAGCCTGGAAATCTTGTTCCTGGAATAAGATAGGTCGTGTAGATACAATCGGCACAGGATTACCGGAACTATCTATAATGACCTCAGAATGTGATAACGTCCCGGTAATCACGATGCGACCTCATACTTCCTGCGTATTGCTTGAGCTTGTTCGTACAGAAACCGCTTCTCATAATCTTCCGAAACACTGCCCTGGGCGTATTTCTTAAACATTGCGGGGTTGGAGGCGATACTTTCGAGCATCATTGCCTTTGTTAGCATAATATCCGTTATATCTACCGAGGCTTCTTCTGATGCGGTTAATCCGTACATAGATAAAAACGAGTTGTATTCATCATCCGTAAATACCACATTGTCTGTATCGAAGAACACAGTTTTAAGCGCCAGAAGGTTTGTCATCGGCTACCCCTGCCTTGAGCATCGCATCCCGAAGTTCTGGTGTTACTCGGTAAGTCTTGCCTTTGTGATAGCGCCCAGCACTATCCCGGCACGTTTTGGTAATAATCACCGTGTAGAATTCTGGTTTCGACTCTGGTTTTGGAGTCACGGCGGTTGCGAACGAAGTCCGTTGCAATACGGGTTCCGGTATCGGTGACGGTTTGTTTTTCTGTTTTTCCTTGCTTGTGTATGCCATATCTCACCTCACAAAGGGCATAAAGCCCTTACTATTCCTAAGCGTGCACCGTCGCGATAAATACTTGATCGATCAATTCGAACGAAGGCAGACAAAGCTGGGAAACGACGGTTTTAATGTTAACCGGTACGTCTACTTCTTTTAGTGTGGTTACTGCAACCCCACGGTCAACAATCGCCACATCTGCGCCGGGCGTGTTTTGTAAATCGGCTTCTTCGGGGGTAGTGCCGAAATACAAATTGCCTAACGTCGTCGGGGGAAGCAGAGTAAATATGTCATCGGCAAAATATGGTGTAGCGGATCCGTTCAAAGAATATTTCTTTTCTTGTATCTCTATTACGATATTGCATTTTTTGAACAAGTAATCCCGGACGTCATCCTCGTATACTTTCGTTGGGGTCCTGTTGTAGTTGAACGCGCCGATTATGTTAGCTGTTGCCCCGATGTAATTAAACGTTTTAAGGGAGCAGATAGCTCGAGTTGGTTTTACGCCAGTATCTCCGTAAATGATGTTTTGCCAGCGAGTGATGTCGTACACCGGATCCGCAGTTGCGGTTTGGGACCAACGGGTCGTAGTCAGTAACGTTTCCGTATGACTTTCGTCACCTTTATAATCGTAATCAATCGGTGTATTGCCATCCGTAATAGATATTTTAAACGTCTGGAGTAGTTGCATAATCATACGTTCCCGCGCAACCTTTGCCCCTTCTATCAACCCAACTGCATCTTTGAATATTCTTCCAAGGATAATATCTATAAGCTTCTGATTCCCCGCTGCGATAACTCTATACAGTTCCTGCCTGTCTTTTTCTTTTATTAGCATTCCTTCACGGAAGAAAGGCAGCTCCGTTTCAACTCGCTTCACGCCAATTCGGTCTCTAAATGGGACTTTAGCATCGAAGCTCGATGTCTTGAGCGTAACAGGTAATCCTTTTGACCCTCTGAACCACGAGAGGTCTATCCCCAATTGCTTTTCTGAAGGGAATAGAGATTCCCCGAGATACGGCAACAAATTACTTCCGTCTGTGTCCCAATACGTCGCTATTTCTTTCGCGGTAATTAAATCAAATATGCTATTAGCCATGTCTCACACCCGCCTTATGATACGAACGTGATATTCTTCAGAAATGCTTTAGCTTCTGAACATATCGAGGTCGGTAAATTCGCCTGGTTAATAAAGCCGTGGACTACCATTGTGCCCGCTGCGTGCCCGTTTGATACGTCTACATCCCATAACAGGATACCTTCTGCTTCATCAGCATTCCCATCCGTTCCGCCGGCTAATGCGGTCGCCGCTTTGGCCGCCACGACCGTAGCACCCGTCCCAGATTTTGTCGCCAGAATTATGGATTTCGCTATGAGGTGAGCATTTACGGCAGTGGCAACTTGAGCAGCTGTACTCGTTATCGCAGCAGTAGTGTTTGTCGCAAGATATACGTTTATCGTATCTGCAGCAACATCTACCAAAAGCGATTGGCTTGCTGTTGCAGGATCAAGAAAGGCGACTTTCATAGCATTACCGATAGTGCCAGGGGTTAAAGCGTCAAATTTCACTGCTCCGTTAGCATTCGTCCCAAAAGTAATTGTCGCAGCAACCGAAGGGGTGTTTTTTACTACTACCGGTTCGTTTTTGTTAAGTAACACAGATTTACTGCTACCCCCAACTACAGTCCCGGCAGGCACGATACGTTTACCACTGTCGCTATCCGCACTAACGCCCGAACTGCTTACGGTAACCGCGTGCGCTACGAAATGGTCGTATTTGAGTATTTCTTTTTGGCTTGTGTACGTTGTTTCTAAAAATTTCGACATCTTGTCATCTCCTTATCCTTAAGGTGTTTTAAAAAATTTGGCATCTACACTTTTAGGCTTCATATTTGCAAGCCTTTTCCCGATGGATTCTTGTACTGTACCGTTTTGTGTTTTTGTCCCCTTAACACTTATTCCAGCGCCTTGTATTTCTTTGATTCTTTCGTCTACGTATGTGTCTAATTTCTTTTTCAGCAGTTGAGCGTTTACTTCTGCTTCCTGAGGTGAACCGGAAGCGTTCATGATATATTCTTCAAACTCAGCTGGTATCTTGTGCTCTGCAAACTTTTCTTTGACTTTCACATTCACGAGATTTCGTTCGAGTTCCTTTTCTTTCTTTTCTAATTCGGCGATCTGCATCTTATAAAGTTCCTCGTACTTCTTCTCGGCTTCGAGCTTTGTTTTCTCAGCTTCGAGCTTGGCCTTTTTTGTCTTATCTTCCTGTTCTTTTTCCCACTGCACCTTTAAGTTCTTTTCTCGAGTCTCCAGCGCTTTCGCTATCGCTTTGTCTAAATCCGCTTGGGTATAAGCTGTTGACTGAGGTTCTGTAGAAGGCGTCGTTTGTAACTGTTCTTGATTCGTTGTCGTTTTAGCAGTACCGGGGTTATCGTTCCTGCTTATTTCATCTGGCATTAACATCACTCCTTATCGTATTTTTTGAATACTCCTAATCGTCAGTAAATTTTCAATAAAAAAACGGGCCCGAAGGCCCGCTTGGGAATGGGAGGTATATATGAAAAAAGCCCATTGGGGCTAAAGTGAATCCACAAATTCCTCAACATTATCTAATTCCGATGAAAGATAACACCGACAATGAGGGTGTGCCGGTCCCCCTTCGTAAGGCACTCCGTCAGGTGGGTAAACGCCCTCGCCTAACCCCATATTTGCTGTGGCAAGCTCATCGCAGATATCGTATATCTGGTGATTTGCTGAGAGATTCCATTTGATGCCTTTTACAAACGAGAGTTTCTTCGTCATCTCAACGTACGACCCGCGCCATGCTCGTTGTATCTCGGTTCTTGCGACTCTCATCGCATTATACCGCATCGTTTTCTTCGTGTATCTCTCGATTACTTTTTGCGCACCTTCCGGGGTAAGCATACTGATCTGTTTTTTAAGGTATTCCGGTATCTCGGGTGCTTTTTGCGTTTGCGTCTTAAGTATTTGATTACGCACTCTTACCGCACTCATCCCTGTTTGCAGTGATGCCGTTAACAACGTTTTGATATCTTCGGCCGCTTTCTCCGCTTGAATCCATATACGTTTCGATAACTTAATCCCGTCAAGCGCGGGTTTGTTCATTACCCAGGCCGTGGTTGCGTAGTTTGTTTGCGCCATATCTTTCCAACGATTCTGCACGAACTCAAAGAGTTTAATATCGTTTTCGCTCTTCACAAATTTATACTTGCGGGATTCATGCCTAAAAACTGCCGGGAGTTGCTTGTACAGTTCGGCGTAATATGCCTGAGTCAGGCGTTTATCCATACCCGAAAACGTAGTTTCGAATAGCTTCGTAAAATCAATGCCATAAGCTTCTATCGCGCTCTTAAGTGAATCATTAAATTGCTTCGTAAGTATTCCGTGGTCATAGTTTATCTCTTTTATCGCATCAGATAGATTATCGTAGAACCTCTTCAGCAATCGCCCATACCGGCGTTCCAATTCGTGCGTTATCTTAAGATCAACGCGCCTCTGCATCGCTATCATCTGCTTGTTCTTCGGTTGCGGCCCATTGTTTCGCGTACATATCTTCTTCTTCTGCCTGCTCTTTTATCCGTTTCAGAACTACCGCCGAATCTATACCGAGCACTTTGCATATCTCTTCGGTTGCGGTTTCCTTATCGATGATACCCGACCCTACGGCTACGGATAAATTTGTTATCATTTCGGTAGCGTTCTTCGGGATAACGGGTTCGAACGCGATATCGGTATCATCATGCATTCCTAACATTGATGATGCGTATTCGAAGACTCTTTCGAGCCCTATTCTTAATATCGAACGGTATCGGGATATGATCGAGGTTAAACCAGTAAGCTTCATCTCAACGGCATACCCTGTTTGAGCAGCGCCCTCAGATATCTGGGACAGCGTTATCTCAGGGTACTCGCTCTCTACTTGCTCGATAAGCTTGTCTTTCTCCCCAGTCATGATGTTCATAACGTTGCCAGACATCTCGAGAAATTGCATTTGACCGCCATCCGGCACGGGGACGAATCGCATCTGCCTAACGGCTTTTGTATCTTCGCGCTTCTCTTCGTCTTTAGACTGTAAGGTTTCGGAGTTGATCCGAACGTTCCCCCAAGCCAGGGGATCCGAATGGAGCTTCCCGATCGCCTTGATATCCGCAAGGTACTCGTTGATCAAATCGATTGTATCGATAAGGTTCTCTATCCTGGATACCGCGTCTTCTTCCGCTTTCTCTGCCGTGAACTCAACCAACGGTATAAATCCCCAAAGGTTCGGGAGTTCCGTTACTTCTTCATTCACGATCTGAATGATCCGATCGGGATAGTATTCTTTTACGATCTTCTCTTCGTCGGTCTCAATCTTTATTTTGGCGTAAACGATATTTCCTCCCGCATCGTATTTAATCTCTGGTACCTCATCAGAGATGAGTACAGCGAGCAGCACTTCGTCTTCGACCTTCGCAATGTCCACCCACGCGCGGCCTTCGAGTAGTATTTTAAGCGTAAGATTTTCTTTAGAGTACTCCCAGTCGTTCGATTCGAGGATTTTATCAGCAACTTTGCCGGTGACGTTAAATCCCTTGAGTATCATCGAGACATCCATATTGATGATGAGAGGCGTGGGGTTGTATATCTTCTTCACGTTCCACGGTAATTCTCTGTCCGTGCGATAGAGTTCATCATAAGCCTTACCCTGATATAGTTTCCATATGTTCGTTTTCATCGTCTACCACCTGACCGTTTTAATATCAGCTGCTGTTCGCTTACCTAACCCTGTATGTATCGCATAACGTATCGCGTCCATCGCATGATCGTTGAATTCTACAGGGATTTCCAGCACATTCCCGTCTTTGTCTTCTTTGTACTTGTAAGCCTGAATTTCTTTTATCGTGTTCACACATTCGCTGTATATATGCAACTTGTAGCGCTTTACCGAGTCGATGCCATCCGTGACCTTCTTATCAGCTTTGTACACATTGAACCCGTCATAATATATCTCTTGAATCCTGTCTGGTTCTGCGCAATCAGCGAATATCGAATCCGCGGGTTTTACGATCTTCTTCATTTCTTTTATCAGTTCGGTGTTAGTTAGCCCAGAGCGGTAGAACTCGAACGGTATGTATACCTCGTTGTCGTATATCCCAACCTTTATCAGCGCCGTCGGGTTGTTGTACCCGAAGTCAAGCCCCCAGATAATCTCGTCATACTTCTTCGGTAACGTGTTGACGACGTCCCAGTTATTATAGATTAGGTTTCCGAGTATTCCCCATTCCCCGAGCGCGTATACACGATGGTAGTTCTCGTCCTCGTTGATGAGATTTTCGATAACGCGCACATATTCGGGATCCAAAAACCGCAAGTTATCTTTATACGTCGTTTTGAGAATTAAGCAGTTATCCACAGGCTTATCGAAAAAATGCGCCTTAAGCCAGGAAAGCTGAGAGATCGGGTTAAACGAAAGCACAAACCAGTTGAGCTTATCCGACACGCCACGAAGCCGAAGGTCAAGCTGCATGAAATCTTCCTCTGTAATCTCGCTTGCCTCTTCTGCCCATATCCCTGTAATATTGGCGATCGATTTGAGTTTTTCCACGTCGTCAAGACCCGAGAATATGATTTGGGATCCATTCACGAAGGTAATATCGAGTTCGCTTTTGTTTACACGAAAGTATTTCTCGAGGTTCCACTTATAGATAATATAACGGAGCAAAGAATAGGTCGAGTGCCTGTTGGTTCGCGCGACTTTCCTTACGACTATTACTTTTTGTTTTTTGTTTTGCATTATGTCTAACAGTATCCGTTGCGCGATGAAGTAGCTTTTCCCGCTCCCAGCACCGCCGTAGAATATCTCATATCGGTATTGGTTTTTTAGGTAAGGTATGTAGGCTTCATTGAATTCCTTCGTTTTGCTTTTGAATCGGATATCGATAACCGCATCATTCGCCATCGTCTTCGAACCCGATTTTCACAACGATATTGCCGGAGCTTTCTATTTCGTGCTTATCGCGATATTTCGCTGGTTGCCGGTTCTTCAACCAAAATATCATGGCAGTGGTATCTCCCGCGATTGCCTTATCGAACAAGGCATTCTCAACTCTAAAATCCACGTCTTCTTTTCCTTCGCGCAAGGCTTCGGCGAATTCTGGATATTTTTGTTTCCATACATATAGAGTGCGTATAGATATTCCAATTCGTTTTGCTATCTCTGCGTTAGTCAACCCTTCTCTCGACCAACCCGTATATGTTAGCAAGCGCGATGCATCGTATTGTTTGCCACCGTTGTTTGCCATGTTTTCTCCTTTTAGGGCGTGCACTATATGCTTATTCGCTCATCACTTCCCGTACCAGCTCGCTTATCTTGTCGAGTTGTTTTTCTTCGTTGTGCTGCTCTGCGAACTGCCGGTACTCGCTCGAGTCGTATGAGTCCCTCATTGTCATATCCACGGCCTGCCCTGTTGAATTGAAGAGATATTGAGCGGGATAGAACTCATCGGCGATATAGAAGTTGTGAATGATTGGTTTAATGCCCTTGCTCATCGCCTCGAGAATCGCCATCCCGTATCCCTCGTGCATCGAGGTAGAAAGGAAGTAATCCTTATCCTCAAGGAACGTATTCGTATCTACGCGAGGATGAAGAATGAATCTATCTTGCAAATCCATCGAGTGAACCAGGTTCATCACGTAGGCATAAAGCCGCGCATCCTGCATATCTCCTGCCCAGTGCAACTCATAATCCCCGCCGTTCTTTGTGAGCTCATACAATATCTGAACCGCAAGCCCCGGGTTCTTTTTCGTGTTGAAGTTCCCAACGAAGGCAATCTTCCGGCCGGGGTGATGTTCCGCGAATGTGTATCGGTTCGTATTTACTCCGTTTTGGATGATTACTACCTTATTCGCTATTTCCGGGATATCAACCATATTCCGTACGTGATCGGCTACGAAAAGATAACGCGATACGTTCGGATGGTAGATATCGTGTATGAACCCGTTGATAACCTCGTATCCATGTACGCGCACGATAGACTTTTTATTGAAACGCTTCGTGCCTTCAATCGCGAGTTCGTTTCCGAATTCGTACCAAATTAAGTCTGCGCTTTCGATTCGGTCTTTGAATTTGTCGATGTTTGCGACTTGAATCGTTTCTACCAGATATTCTTTGGCAAGCTCTCGGCGAATACCGTCGAGAAAGGACCCCAGGCCTGGTCTATACAATATCGCGATTTTCTTCCGCTTGCTTCCGAGTTCGATTTTTTTCGTTTTGAGCCGTGTATACAGTGGAGAAAGGTTCACGCGTTCCTCATCCGCGATTTCTAAGAGATGCGGCAAGAATTCCTCCGCAATTTCTTCGCTAACATTATTCGTAAGGTACATTACAAAATTATCTATGTACTCAGCTATCATTGAGGAACGCCTCACCTTATTAAATTCTTCTATCGCGGCTTTTGGTGCGCCGGTAGATATAAACGATGCCACCATCACGATTCTCACGATATCGACGTATTTGTCGCATTGGATTGAACAATCGTAAGCAGAGCGATCGAGCGCAGCGTACTTATCACAGTACGTTGTGAACGCTTCCACGGCTTTGAGGTGTTCGCCGGTCGTGTGGTACTGCAACGCTTCAAGTAAATGGGCGTCCGGGACGTCATCGTAGATAATTTTCGCGACTTGGATAAAATCCGTTGCGAATTCGAACTCTTTACGTTGGATTGCCTGGAACGCTGCGAGAATCATACATTCATACACGATATACGGCATTTCTTTAGCTGTTCGAAGGTCATCAAGGATCGATTTTACTGTTTCGTAGCTCGTTTCGTGATCAAACGTGAACTGCATTTTATACAGTTGGCATTCGTAATACAATCGCTCAATCGGTGATAACTCCGTTTTAAGTATTGCTTCGATCATCGGCATCGAGCGCTTACGCTTCTTTTCAAGTAGATCGTCCGTCCAGATGTAGCCGTAATGATTGATTAACAGCACACTTCGATGAATATACTTTTCAAACCTCGGCTGATTGTGAATCGCATGTTCGTAGTGAATCGTGCCTTTTCGGAATACGCGCAGTTGTGACATCGTATCGAAGCGGTAATCGGCAATGAAGTTACGGCATACCATCATCACGGTATTTGTGCTTTCCGGTAGCGCTTCAAGTTCATCCCGCAATCCGTCTCGTGCATCCGGTGTTAGTTCCTCATCGGCATCGAGTATCAGTATCCAATCGCCAGTACACTTTTC